TCGGCGGGCAACATCTTGTTTGTCACCACTGGTACGGCTGGCGAGCTTACGGCCACTCAGCCCAGCACTGCCAACGAATACTCTCGCGTAGTGGGCCACCAGATTGGTATTGAGGGCGGCACCCGCGCTAAGGTTCTTTTCATTCCCTCTCAAGACTGGATTAAAATTGCCTGATATAAGCGAACTTAACGGCACCGCCATTGATAACGTGGCGGAGTTTGACGGGCTGACGGTGACGACGTTTACGGGATTGCTCGACACCTACACGGCCTCGGCAGCGGCGTATTCCGTGCGGCGTTTGAGTGGTTCGTATACGGGGGCCTGTATGCGCGTCCGTCGGGACTCGGATAACGTCGAGGCGGATGTGGGTTTCGACTCGAATAATGAAATCGGTCTTACCTCTCCCATCTCCAACACCAGCGACGCGCAGAGCTACACGGACTTCGCGGATTTCGTGGACCACACAGGAACGCCGGCGAATGGATTCTGCCGTTGGTGGTACGACCAAAGTGGAAATTCTTCTGATATAGGAAATATTTCATCCGGGGGCCAGCTCTTGATATATGACGGCTCTATTGTGACCGTAGAGTCAGGCGGGAAGCCGGGTCTCTTAGTGCAGGACACTAATGACAACCTCGAGGCCCTTGGCATTTTTAGCACCACGGACCGCAATATGTTCCAATGGTCAGTGTATAGCCTTGCAAGCGGTAGTTTTTGGAATCCTGTAAAAGGAGGAACACTCAGTGCAGCTCATTTTTCTACTACATATCAGCCGAGAGCCATAGCATTTCGAGCCACAAGCACACCCTTGGCAAATGCTACGGGTGCGCTTACTTTAAATCAAGCGTATTTGCGACATGACTACGCCGATACTACGGACATTAAAACTTTCCTCGACAAGAGTGCGACACCGATTATAAATATATCAGACGCCAATGAGGACTGGGCCAGTGGTGATATGACAATCGGTAGCAATGCTGCTTCCAACAGTGGCCCTTATACTGTGAGTGAAATTGTTGTGTGGCAGACAGGCTCCGGAACTGTTCCGAGCAACCGCACGGGAATCGAGAATAATATTGGCTTTTATTTCGGAATCTAATGGCTACCGTATACCTCCCCGTGGAAGCAACGATTCCCGGAATGACATCAGGCGAGCGGGCCACGGCTATCAACGCCGAGGTGTGGGCGTTGCTCCGTCCGACCTCCTTACAACTACCCCAAGACACTAAACTCCTATATGTACAAATCACCCACCCCGAAACGGGACAGGTGGCTATAGTAGGGGACACGACCGAAGAGATATACATCAACCCCTTGGCGGACCTTACGGAATTGCTCGCATTGCTCCCGGAAGTTCCGCAAGCGGAGAAGGACGGCTTGGTGCTGTACATAGACGCTAACAGGGGTAGCTCTGTCCCGTTCGGGCAGCTTATCCCTTCCACTTCCACCCAGCTTACTCAGGTCGAGGCTGAGGCCCTCGGGTGGTTCCCAGACCCTATTGAACCCTAAGACATGGCTAGTGTTGCTGAGATAGATGGATTGAGAATTCCTGTAGATGCGTTCACCTTTGCTATAGATACTTCTTTGGGCGATGGAACGGCGACGTTCCATTTGCCTCTTTCGGGCGCGGTAAACTTTACCGTGGATTGGGGCGATGGCAATAGCGATACTATCACGAGTGATACGGACCCCGCTATGGACCACACCTATGCCAGCGGGGGAACGTATGACATCATTCTCAACGGCACCATCGGCACTTGGAACAGCGGAACGACCACAGACCGCCCCAAGGTTACCGACGTCAAGAAGTGGAGCACAAATTTTTTACTTGGGAACTTCGACGCCTTTAGCGGATTAACCTCTGATAGTGCTACTGACTACCCTACTATATCGTCTTTTTTTCGTTTTTTCAGGTTCTGCGCCGCTTATAATGGCGACATCACTAACTGGGATGTATCGACCGTGACAACAATGGAAGAAATGTTCAGCGGCGCAAGTTCGTTCAATCAGAACATTAATGGTTGGACTACGACCGCGCTAAATAATATGCAAGAAACGTTTAGGGATGCGACCTCGTTCAATCAACCTCTCAACAGTTGGGACGTATCCGGTGTAACAAATATGCTCCGTACATTTAGTGGGGCCTCGTCTTTCAATCAATCGTTGAATAGCTGGGATGTATCGTTGGTTAGCGATATGTTCGAGATGTTTGCGGGCGCATCTGCTTTCAACGCAGATATTACTGGTTGGACCACTACCAGCTTGAGTGAGGTGCGGGGTATGTTCAAAAATGCGACCTCGTTCAATCAAGATTTGAATGGTTGGGATGTATCGGGTGTGTCTAATTTTTCGACTATGTTCAACGGTGCATCGAGTTTCAATCGAGACTTGAATAGTTGGGATGTATCGGGCGCGACAAGTCTTTCCACAATGTTCTTCAATAGTGGAATGGCTGGAAACATTACCTCTTGGAATGTGTCTACGGTCACCAACTTCAGTAATATGCTCAGGTCTACGCCCTTCAATCAAAACATTAGTACTTGGAACGTTGGTGCGGGAACAAACTTTCAGGAAATGCTCCGAGGCTGCACATCCTTTGACCAACCCATCGGAAGTTGGAACGTAGCCAATGCCACAAATATGAGCGAGGTGTTGAGGGATTGCTCGGCATTTGACCAAAACTGCGGGGGGTGGGTCTTGAGTAGCGCGAACAGCACGTTGGGTGTCAGTTTCTGTTTTGATTCATCGGGAATGAGCGCGGCCAATGTTTCAGCAACTATTATTGGATGGGAATCCAATACCCCCGCCACGGGTGTGAACGCGACGCAGTGTTTTGGAAATATCACAATGAGTGAAAGTACCTACTCCGTTGCAAAAGCGGCGTATGACAATTTGATTTTGTCGGTAGGTAGTGGGGGATATGGTTGGAATTTGACCAATGCAATTAATTGGGTGCCATAATGAGTCATTATATCAGTTCAAAACCCTACTATTTATTGACCGAGGTTCCAAATCCAAGCGGTATTCTGTACGGATGGAATGAAATCGGCAATGAAATAGCCGTTACAACGGAATACCCATTGGAAGAATTTGATACCGAAGAGGAGTTAGCCGAACGGGTCGACGAGATTATTGGTATTCCGGGCTGGTACTGGCTTCCAGAGCATCGGATTCCCCACTCACTAAACCCAAACCCATAGGGGCATTTTGAGCCATAAAAGCAACCCATATCTTTAACGCAATTGAGTGCGAGAAACATTACCGTTCAGTAAATGCAGCTTCAGTACATTTACATAGGCGGGGGTCACAATTCCTACAGGGTGGTGTTTGAGGCTCCTGATTATGAAAGGAACGCGTCATGCCTAATGCCATTAGTTTATTCGAACTCCTCACGCTCGCGGGTGCGCTGATAGGTGTGTACTTCAAGTTGCAGACTGAGGTCGGCAAGCTGAAGGGCCGCATCGCCATGCTGGAGAAGCAGGAGCTACAGGTGATGAATATGCTGGAGAAGCTGGTCACTGCTGTCGACGAGCTGAAGATTTTGCTGGCCCAAAAGGGAATCAAGTGAGGGAGCTAACCCGAATCATACTACATTGTACAGCCACCCCTGAGGGTCGCGACGTCAGTGTGGAAGAGATTCGCGGCTGGCACACCTCGCCTCCTCGCAACTGGTCAGACATTGGATACCATTATGTCATTCTCCTTGACGGGACCATTGAGCGGGGCCGACCGCTTGATGTTGCTGGAGCCCACGTCCGTGGGCACAATAAAGATTCTATTGGTGTGGTCTATGTTGGCGGTACTGATAGCGATGGCAACCCGAAGGACACGCTGACGCACCAGCAGCTCTTCAGCCTGTACAAGGTCGTTACCTCGCTAAGGAATCTTTTCGGACCTTTGTCTCTTCACGGCCACAACGAGTTTAGCAGCAAGGCGTGTCCGTCATTTATCGTATCAGAAAAACTCCCTTATCTTGTTGACCATGTCTGAATTCTTTACAGAGCACTGGCTCGAGCTCCTCATCGCCGCTATGGCCTTCATTAAGGTCGTCGTGAACTTGACCCCCACGGAGAAGGACAACGAAATCTTCGGCCTGCTTGATACCATCATAAACGCCGTCATCCCTGACCGTCGTAAGAATGGCTAAGATTAAAACGTACAATGACGCCACGACCCCGCTATCTAGCGGGGACAAGGTAATTGGTACCGAAGCTACTGACGACAGCACCAAGAACTTTACTGTTGGCGATATCGCCTCTTTCACCCTCAACCCGGCTAACGGCAATGTGGTGAATTCTGTTACAGGCTCTTCCGATGTTTCTGCCACACCTACTACGGGAGATGTGTCTGTTGGCCTGACTGATACTACTGTTGTTGCTGGACAATATGATTACGCCACGGTTAATGTTGATTCTAAAGGTCGTATCACGCAAGCGTCTACTGGAACTCCGGTAACCGCTATTAACACTCTTGACGGAAGTATTGCCGTTGTTGCTGGCGACGGCACTAGTGTCATTACCAACGCGGCTACTAACACCATTACCATCAATAGCACTGGCAGTGGTGGCAGCGGTAGCGTTACGCAGGTAAGTGCGGGTACGGGTTTGGAAACCAGCCCTGTTGGCGGCATCATCACTACGGGTACCGTCAGCCTTGCGGCACTTCCCCTACCCCTTGTCCCGGGTCCATACACCAATGCCAACGTCACTGTCGACCAGTACGGTCGCGTTACAGATGTCAGCAACGGCGACGGTCAGCCCGACCAAGGCTTGCAGTCCGTTCTCGATACGGGCAACTCTGCTGTCAACCAGTCTATCTCTCTCACTGGCGTCGGTGCGGGAATTTTTACTAGCGGGGGTGTTGTTTCTGGTACGGTGGACTGGACGTCTCAGGGCACGGGATACAACCTCGAGCTCACCAACGAGCTGGACTTGTCGTGCAATGTCTTGGACGCCAACGGGGCGTCGGGCACATATCAGCAGATTCTCATTGCCAACCCGGCCCTCAACGGGGGTATCGGAGGGGTACAGTGGGTCGACCAGCCCGTGCTTTCTGTTCGGGTTCAGATTCCTGCCTCCGCATTGATTGGCGTCACTTCTGTTTCGGGCTTGCAGCTCATCCCCTCTCAGGGATTGGGCAATAGCGTTCAGGTTTTGGGTGCTGCGTTCAGCTATACGTTCGGTACTACGGCGTATGCGTTCACCAACGACTTGGGTATATATACTGGTACTCCCAGTATTGGAACTAACCCTCAATACACTATTCCGGCATCGGTCATTAACGCTCCGTCGAGCCAGTTCAATAACATGAACGTCTTTACAAACGGCGAATTGAATCCAAACCAGCCGTTGGAACTCTACGCTACCGCTGGCGCCAACACCGACCCCGCCGCTGACGGAACGGTAAATATTGAGATTACATACAAGGTCGTCTCAATTTAATGCAAGACATTAGAAAGGTCTGCATCGGCCCTAACTATAAGGACTCTATGTGTTACGTAGTGGGACAACCCGTTCTCGGGAACTCCCACTATGTGCATTTAATTAAATACAACGAGGAGACAGGGGGTATCCTCATCTACATTGAAAGTGGCGACATCGTGGTTTTGTGGAAGGAGTTCACGATGATGCCGACTTCAATTGAATACAATATCAACTTTTGAGAGCAGTCAATCAATTTGTAGTTCGCGGCCACAGATACAACAACACCAAGGGAGACCTCATCGTAAGCACCAGCGAGGAGGACCACCGCTTTGCCAACCGCGAGGGCGAGGTTGTGGCGTTGCCATTGGGCTACGAGGGCCCCATTGCTATCGGCGATACGTTACTTGTTCACCACAACGTGTTCAAGTACTACAACGATATGAAGGGCCGGAGGCAAAGCGGGCGGAGCTTTCTGAAAGACGACCTATTCCTTGTTGACTTCGACCAGTTCTATATGTGGCGCTCGTCTGGCGAGTGGCATCCCCACGACAGGTACTGCTTTGTACAGCCTGTACCCCCTGAGGAATCTATCATCTTCAAGCCGTTGACAGAGGAACCTCTGGTCGGCATAATGCGATTTCCTAATGATTATCTTTTGTCCCAAGGAATTGAGTCCGGGGATATGGTAACCTTTAAGCCAGACAGCGAGTACGAGTTCACTGTCGATGGGGAGAAGTTGTATCGGATGTTCGACCACCAGATAACATGCAAGATTCAAGGAAGCTAAAGGAACGCATCATCGCGGCGGGGCGCATAGCGGTCGAGCAGCTCATCAAGGTTGCTCAGGAAGACATCATCAAGCCCGGCGAAGACGACGACCTTGCGGCGGACAGGCTGAAGAACGCAGCGGCTACTAAGAAGCTTGCCATCTTTGACGCCCTAGAAATTTTGAATCGCATAGACTCCGAGGAAGAGGAGTTAGAGCTGGAGGCTACATCCACCCAGACGGAAACTAAGGTGGGTTTTGCAGAACGACGGTCCAGATAAGCTGTACACCATCGCCGAGGGCTATGTGCCCAAGACGGTGTTGAAGAACAAGAACCGCGCTAAGACGTGGTTCTACGGCTACAACGAGAAGTACGATTTGGTGGTCATCTCCAAGACGGGGGAGATAGGCGACGTTATGAACATCAACGGTGTTCATATCGCGCTCCCGCCTGCACCGAAAGACCTGCCGGACGGTAAGAACCGTTGGGTACGTGAGGAGCTCCCTAAAGAGTTAAGCCGCATCCAGAGCATCTTCCAGTGGAACGATATGCCCAAGGGTTTCAAAGCCAACTGGGTGGACTATATCGAAGCTGAGTTCGACCGCCGCGAGGACGGGCATTGGTTCAAGAACAACGGCGTCCCGACGTACATCACGGGTGGGCACTACATGTATTTGCAGTGGACGAGCATCGACGTAGGGTACCCAGATTTCCGTGAGGCGAATAGGATATTCTTTATCTTCTGGGAGGCATGCAAGGCTGACCCTCGCTGCTTCGGTATGGCGTACCTCAAGATTCGCCGTTCTGGATTTTCGTTTATGGGGTCGTCGGAGTGCGTAAACACTGGCACACTAGCGAAAGATTCACGGGTTGGTATACTCTCTAAGACGGGTGCGGACGCCAAAAAAATGTTCACCGACAAGGTGGTTCCCATTGCGAACCGCCTTCCATTCTTCTTCAAACCGATACAGGACGGCATGGATAAGCCGAAAACGGAACTGGCGTTTCGTATACCTGCTTCGAAGATTACAAAGAAGAACATGTACGATGTGGAGAGTGAAGAGATTTTCGGACTGGACACGACCATCGACTGGAAGAACACCGACGACAACTCCTACGACGGAGAGAAGCTCATCCTGCTAGTCCACGACGAGAGCGGAAAGTGGATTAAGCCCAACAACATCCTCAACAACTGGCGAGTTACCAAGACGTGCTTGCGCCTTGGAAGCAGGATTATCGGCAAGTGCCTAATGGGCTCGACCTCGAACGCGCTGGCTAAGGGCGGTTCGAACTTCAAGAAGCTGTACGAGGACTCCGACCCCAGCGTACGCAACGCCAACGGACAGACTAGGAGCGGTATGTACTCCCTGTTCATTCCTATGGAATACAACATGGAAGGGTTCATAGACCAGTATGGTCATCCCGTGTTCCGCACCCCTGACGCGCCCATCAAGGGTGTCGACGGGCAGAAGATTAAGTCTGGCGCCATCGACTACTGGGAGGCCGAGGTCGAGAGTATGAAGAGCGACGCCGACGCCCTTAACGAATTTTACCGTCAGTTCCCGCGCACCGAGTCGCACGCTTTCCGTGACGAGAGCAAGCAGAGTCTCTTCAACCTAACCAAGATTTACCAGCAGATAGACTACGCCGACAGCCTAGTCAAGGAGCACTACCTTACGCGGGGCTCGTTCAGTTGGGAGAACGGCATCAAAGACACGAAGGTTATTTTTAACCCCGATAAGCGTGGCAGGTTCAACGTGTCTTGGTTTCCAAAAGCTGGGATGCAAAACAGATGGTTAGAGAAACGTGGTGTTAAGTATCCTGCTAACGAGCACTTGGGGTCTTTCGGCTGTGACTCCTACGACATTAGTGGCACTGTGGGTGGTGGTGGTTCTAATGGTGCTCTGCACGGAATGACCAAGTTCCATATGGACGATGCCCCTACGAACCAGTTCTTCTTGGAGTATGTCGCTAGGCCACAGACGGCGGAGATATTTTTCGAGGAGGTACTCATGGCTTGCGTCTTCTATGGCATGCCCATCCTTATTGAGAACAACAAGCCGAGGCTGCTATACCACTTCAAGAACCGAGGGTACCGTGGGTTCTGTATGAACAGGCCCGATAAGCATCTCAATAAATTGAGTAAGACCGAGCGCGAGCTAGGCGGTATACCCAACAGTAGCGAGGATGTTAAGCAGGCCCACGCCGCAGCTATCGAGAGCTATATCGAAAAGCATGTGGGCATAGATATGGATGGTACGTTCCGCGACCCCGGCGAGATGGGAGAGATGCCTTTCGTTAGAACACTAGAGGATTGGGCGCGTTTTGATATTAGCAACAGGACTGCTTTCGACGCCACCATCAGCAG